GTGTAAGGACCGTCAGGTTGTACGTCGTGACGTCATCGACCGGCGCGCCGGAGACCGCACGACCGCGGCCGAGCTCGGCGCCGTTCTTATAGAACGTGGCGATCACCTTCGTCGGAACGGTGGCGTTTGCTTTGAAGCGCAACGAGAAGCCGAACGCATAGTTGCCGGCGAACGGGGCCGTGAAATTGTTGTTGCTGCCGTTGAAGGCGTTCTGGTCGTTGGTGTCAGCGTTGTTGAACTGGACCTTGGTCCAGGTGTTCGCGGCGATGTAGTTGTCGAAGTTGGTGTAGGCAGAAAACTTCGGCGCAAGCGGCAGCTTCAATCGACCAGTGTTGCGGTCGACCACGAAGCCGGTGAAGTAGTTCGATCCGTCCGGCGAGACCTTGACGGTGAAGTCGTCGTCACCGAGGAGCCCGAACAGCGTGCGCGCCGAATAGTTGGTCTGGAACGTGAGCGCGACATCGTCGCCGGCCGCCGCCTTGTTGAAGGTGAAGCGGAGATCATCCGTCTCACGATCGAACAGGAAGGCGGTGCCCTTGACGATCAGGGCATTGTTGGCGTCGGCGGTTGCGCCGCCGAGGCCGACGTGGCCGGTGTCCTTATCGATCGAGACCGCGAGGTAGAAGGTCGATCCGTCGGGCGACACCTTGATGGTGAAATCATCGTCGCCGAGGAGCCCGAACAGCGCGCGTGTACTAAACGCATCCTGGAACGTGAAACCTGCGTCCTTCGCTGCCGCGCTCTTGTTGAGCGCGACGCGAATGTGCCCGGTGCCGGGCGTCACGTCATCGTGGCTGAGCAGCACGCCGTCCGACTTCACCGCGAGGCGGTTGGTCGCGTCCGCGGTAGTTCGGATGCCGAGCAGCGCCAGGTTCTGGATCGCCGAGACGGCCGAGAGCGCGTCGACCCAGACTGAGCCGTTCCAAGCGAGCAGCGCTGCCTCGTCGACAATCCAGGCCAGCCAGCCGACGCGCGGTATGAAAAAGCGCCAGGCGCCGTCGAGCCAAGCCGCGATGTGGTTGGCGTGCCCGGCCCAGGCGCCGGTCGGGCTTGCGGCCACGATGTAGCGCGCGCCGTCCGCTGGCGAGCCAGGTGGGGCACTGAGGCTGCGGTCCAGAACCGCGAGCTGCACGAGCGCGTCTAGGTCGTAGAGCGCCTCGTTCACGGTGACGTGCTTCTGCGCTTGGTCCGCCGCAAGCTGCGGCAGGCCCAAGTTGGGCGTCGGCATGGGTGGTCCTCAGAGGATGGAAAGGATTTCGGCGTTAACGCCGCGGCCGTAGGCTCGCGAGACTTGGGCGACACGCCATGCGAGTGATGCCGGCGGCGTGCCGAAGTCGGCGGTCTGCTGGGCGGCGGTATAGAGCGTGCCTTGGCTTGTTACGCGAATGGTTCGAACGACGTTCGCGCCGTTGACGATCAGAACGTCGTACTCTTCGGTTTCCTCGCCGAGCGGCACCTCATTGAGCCAGGAGTCGCCGCCGACGCGGGTGCGCCTGATCCACGACAGTTGGACATCGCCGGACGGCGGATCGCGGACCGCCTTGAGGCGCACCGGCGCGAACGGTCGCAGGCCATTGCCGGTGTTGGTGAAGATGATCTCGCCTGAGAGGTCGCCGCTCGGCCCCTGCGGCACCGGCGCGTAGCGCCAGGCGATCTCGATGCCGATGCGTGAGACCGAGAAGTTGGGGCGCGGCTGGCGTGCTGGGTCCAGCAGGATAAACCGGCTGCCGGCCGCGTGCGCCACGATCTCGTGCTCGGTGCCGCGCTGGCCGCGTAATAGCCGACTGAGCCGATAGCGGCCCTCCGCGATGAGCTCGGCATTGGCGAACTGGATAACCTCGTCGCCGACGAGAGCAGCATTGCCGCCAGCGAGAACGCGCTCGTCGGCAAGGCTTTGTAGCGAGCCATAATCAAGCTGCACCTCGACAGTGTTGACGCGGTCCCACCGCCAAGCCGGGCCGGCTGCAAGCTCGGTGACGGTCTCGCCCATGATGGAGGGTAGCCCGGCGACGGCTGCGACCACGTAATCCAGTGCATCGGCAGTCGGTTGGAACAGCGTTGCGCCGCGGAAGCGGCCGGTACCCACAGGGCAAGCCGCTACATAGAAGCTCGGCGCCGAAGCATCGTGGCTGTCGATCATGATCGGCATATCGAGGAGTTGGACGCCGATCGGCGCCACCGGCTCGGGGACTGAGGGAGGCAGCACACCGCTGCCGGTCGGCGCCGTGTAGAACTCGGGGATGCCGCCGTCGGTGGCGACACCCCGCAGGAGCACCAGGCCCGGCTTGCCGTAGGTGACGGCCGTCAGCCGAATGCTACGCCAGACGCCATCGATCGGCACTTCCACCGTGTCGGTCGGATCGAGCCTGATGGCGCGTGTTGGCAGCCGCAAGTCCACGGCCTCGCGGCCCTGCCACATCTCGCGCAGCGCCCGCTGCCCGATCGCCTGCGCCTGTTCGACCGTGAGCACGATCGGGAAGCTCAGCGTGTTGACGCTCTCGGACTGCCCAACCTGCTTGCGCACCGTCACAGTCGAAGACTGGTAGTCGCGGCCTTCGTCGATGTGGACGACGTCGACCGCGATCGGCAGCTCGGTGTCCTGGGTGCGCTCGACTTTGACGCGCGAGCGGTCGCTGTCGTTCTCGCTGGCGCCGAGGTCGTTCGGATCGAGCGTGATGGGCACGCCGGCGCCGCGCTTCACGAACACCAGCGCGCCGTCGCGCTCGACCGCATCGAAGAAATACGCCGTCTGCAGGACGGCGATCATGTCGCGTACCGGCTTGCGCTCGGTCACGACGTAGCCGACGACCTCGTCGTCGAGCGCGGTCACGTCGAACTCGCTCTCGGCCAGGCCGGCGCGCAGGCATAGGTCCCGGACAATCTCGGCGAGCTGCATGTTGCCGATCTTTCCTTCGATCCAATGGCCGAGCCTAAAATTCTCGCCGTCCGACCAGACGTTGGTGAGCGCCGGGAAGAACGGATAGGGCCGCGCGTCCCAGCACCAGACGAACCGGCGGCCGACCATGGGCCCGCCGTAGACCGGCGAGGTCGGGTTGTTGGCAGGCTCGGCCCAGAACTCTTCGGTGGCTTCGATCCCGGCACGCTGGACGACCCGGTCGACTGCGCGGTTGGAGTAATAGGGTGCAAAGCTCTCGATCGATTTCGGATCGATGAAAACGTTGGGCTGGTTGGTCGCGCAGTTCACCGTCGGGAAGCCGTATTCGGTGAACCAGATCGGCTTTCCGCGCGGTACCCAGGCCGTCGCGGGACCGGTCGGCACGCCGCCAACGCGCGGGACGTGCTCGTTCTCCCACCAGGTGCGGATGTCCTTGATCGCCCAAAAGGGATCATCGATCAGGGAGCGCTGCGGATCGAAGCCGCGGCGCTCGAGGTCGCGGTCGGCCTGCGTGGCATAGAAGTAATCGATCAGCTCGCCCGAGGCCCAGCCGGCCGCTATCGCTGTCTTGTCATAGACAGCGCGCGGCACATCCGTGAGCGGGAAATACGCGTCGATCCCGACCACGTCGATGTTTGGGTCAGCCCAGATCGCATCGAGCGGGAAGTCGACGTTCGCGCCACCACTGTCATGATAGCGGTACTCCGACCAGTCCGCCGCATAGGTGACGACGCAGTTCGACCCAAGCGTCGCCTTCGCTTCGGATGCAATTTGTTGCCAGAACGGCACCGAAGGATAGTTGCCGGCGGCGCCACGAATGCGGTTAAGCGCGACCATCTCGGAGCCGACCACGAAGCCGTCGACGCCGCCAGCGTCCTCGGCAAGCGACACGCAGTGCCGGATGAAGCGAAGGTAACCGTCGGCGCGCTCGAAAAAGCCGGACACGTCGGCCGCAGCGCCACCAATCCGACCGCGCCACGGAAACGGCGACGGGTCGGGCGGTGGGATGTCCATCATCAGGAATGGGTACAGCATCACCTTGTAGCCAAGGCTGCGCAGATGCTGGATCGCCCGGATCACCGAGCCGTCGTTGATGGTGCCGCCGTAATAGAGACCGAGCGAGCCATCCGGGTTGGTGTACGAGGAAACGAGTGGCCATCCACCGCCCCCTCCGATGACCGGACGGCCGACGCCCATCACCGACCAGAGATAGGGCATCGTGTCCGGCAGCCGGTCCGGGTAGATCGCGTACTCGGCCTCGGGCCGGATCGAGCAGGTCGCTACGTCAACCGAGGTGCCGAACCAGGCGTAGACAAGGCTCACCCACTGGACGTTCGGCACCTCGCGCTTGAGGTTCTCGATCGAGATCGCAAAGTCGGCGGCCTTGCGTCCGGCGTTGCTGTTGATGTTGGAATTGCGCACGCGGCTGCGTACGACATTCGGCTCATAGGCCCATTCGCCGCTTGCCGGGATCATGCATACGTTGCGGACGAGGTGGCGGGCATCGGCCACGTCCGCGCGCGAGCCGCGATAGACCTCGATCTCGAAGTTCGGGAAGCGGTTGCCGTAGGGTGTGAGATAGAGGTTTTCGAGGACGACGTAGGCGAGGCCCCGGAACCCCGGCGCGCGGTCGGCGCCTTCGACCGCCTGGATCAGCGGGTCCGGTGATTGCGCCTCGTCTCCATAGTAGGTGCGGATTTCGTCAACGTGCTCGGGATCGAGCGGGGTCTTGTCGAGCCAGATGCGATAAATCGACGTGACAGGTGCCTCGCAGATCCCGAGCGCCACGTCGGCATAGTAGTGGTAGCTCGTGCGCGTGATGGTCTGCGCGCCGCCTCCACCGCCGCTGCCCTTGCCTCCGCCTCCCACCGTTTCCGTCTCGGTACGGACGACTTCGCGGATGCCGCGCACCCAGATGATGTTGGCCGGCACGCGCATGCGCCCCCAGACCACCGGCATGGTCTGGCCATAGGCCGATCCCGATAGGTTGAGCTCGGTGAGCCGGGTGCCCTCGACCGTCCGCCGGTCTTGCTGCGGTCCAAACAGCTCCCGGTCCAGGATGCCGCCGACATAGGCGCCGAACAGCGCGCCGAGCGATTGACCGAGGCCGCCCGCGATGCCGCCGCCGAGCACGCCGCCGGCGAGCGTCAGAACGAGCTGGGCCACGGATCACGTCTCGACTTCGAAGGTGAGATTCGGCAGGCGGTTGCCGAACGGCGTGATGTAGAGCCGTTCCATCATCACATAGGCGAGCCCGCGATAGGCGGGCGTGCGGTCCACCCCTTCGACCGCTTGGATGAGCGGATCAGGGGTCTGCGTCTCGTCCCCGAGATAGACCCGCATGTCGCCGACCTTGTCGTCCTCGAAGGCATTGCCGTCGGCGAACACGCGGCTCACAGCCGCGATCGGCCCGGCACAAAGTCCCACCGCAACGTCTGCGTAATAGTGGTAGCTGACGTTGGTGACGGTCGTGCCGCCACCACCGCCGCCCTTGCCGCCGCCGCCAACGGTCTGCGTCTCGGTGCGCACCTCCTCGTCGAACCCGCGCATCCAGATGACGTTCGAGGCCATGCGCCCCTTGCCGTAGAGCAGAGGAATCACCGCGCCGTAGCTTGACGACTGCACACGCAGATCCTGCATGCGCGCGCCATAGACGGTCTGGCTCGCCGTGCCGCCGAATAGCTGCTGGTCCACGATGCCGCCGACATAACCGCCGACCAGACCACCGATCGCGCCGCCAAGGCCTGGCAGAAGAAGGTTGCCAAGCACATAGCCGCCGACCGTGAGGACGATCTTCGCCACGGTCAGTCCTCGATGCCGGGCATGCGGAAGGCATGGCGGAGCTTCGCCCGCCACCACGGCGAGAAGCCGTGTTCGACCACTTTACCCGCTTCGCGATAGCAATGGATCAGGCCGCCGCTTGGCGTGACATAGGCGCAGTGATGCGCCGGTCCCTTGCCGGCGCCGAACAACAGGATGTCGCCGGCCAGGGCGTCCGTTGGTTCGATCTCCTCGCAACGCTCCTTGAAGCCGAGATACATGCGGGGCTCGGCGCGATAGAGGTGCCAGGTCTCCGGGTAGTCGAGCGGGATTGCGATTTCCCCGACAAACGGCTGGGCAACTCCGCGCATGAAACCGATGAAGTCGCAGCCGACGCCTTTGAGTGAAGCTTGGTGGTGCCAAGGCGTGCCGAGCCAGCTCCGCGCCTCCGCGATGACTGCCTCGCGAGAGAACATCAGCTCTTGACCGGATAGGAGAAGACCTTGTCGTTGCCCGGGATGTGCGGCTCGCCGCGAAAGTTCAGGATGTTTCCGAAGCGGGCGTGACAGGTTTCCGGGGTCTTGTCGCAACCGGCGACAAGGCGGACTTGATCGCCCACAGCGATCGGGCGCGGCATGGGCGTGAACACCTGGATTGACTCGCCATTGTGCTGGAGCACTTCGGTGGCGGCCCCTGCGTTCGCGCCGGTCAGGAACGTGCAGACTCCGAAGGTGTAGAATCCCGTCGGCCGCGCCGTCGGTACCGTGAAGGTGTCGCCGCTCGACACCGCGGAAATCGTAAGCTCGTCGGTCAATGGCCCGAGCACGACCGTGCACTCGTCGCTGCCGAGATCGGTGCGGCAGAGCCGCGAGTAGAGCTTGCCCGCGACTTGTTGCAGCCGGTTGGCGATGCCGCGGATTTCTGCGGAGAAGCGATTGTCAGCGCGCTTGACTTCGCCAAGCCAGCCCCGGCGAAGGAGCACGCGCCCTTGCGACAAGTCGGCCCAGTTGACGAGGAAGATGTCGATCCTGGCGCCGTCAAACAGGCCGGCGGTCAGGTCTTCCGCCTTGAGCGCCTCGTCGTCGAGGAAGCCATCAACATCGAGGTTGTCGACCGAGAGATCCGAGCCCGACTTGATGGCACTCGGCAGGAAGCCGGTCGCGGCGACATAAGTCACTCCGTCGATGACGAGGTTGCGGTCGTGGTCGGTAAAGCCACGAACCCAGCCGTCGGTGCGTTCGAGCCGCCAGCAGGTTGCAAGGCTCGTCACCTCGCCGGCCACATGGGCGGCTAGGGCGGGAGATAGAGTTTTCATGCTTTAGCGGCTGGTGTTGATAATGGGGGCTTGGCCCCGGGCTGGCGGCTGTGTCACCGATCGGTAACTTTATTTTGTGCCACCGTACGGTGACATGTTGACTTGTAACCGTTCGATATCATATATGGGAATGTAATCGAACGGTATCATTCCATGCTGCTCAGAACACCTATTGATGTTGGCTTCGCGATCCGGGACCGCCGGCGGCGGCTCGGCCTGGACCAGGCCGAACTGGCCCAGCGTGTCGGAGCCAGCCGCAAGTGGGTCGTCGAGGTCGAGAAGGGAAAGCCGCGCGCCGAGATTGGGCTCCTGATGCGGACGCTCGACGCCTTGGGCCTGCGGTTGTCGATCAATGACGAGGGGACCGCGACCGCGGGCAAGACTGCTCGCGGCGCGCCTGTTCCCACCGTCGATCTTGACCGTCTTCTT